TTATGACCAAATAATGGTATTCTAAGAGATACATTTTCCATATCACTTGTTAAGGTAATTGGATTATTATTAAAAGCATCATCTAATGTTAAAGCTAATTTAACTGTTGTGTTATTTATTTTAATAATATAATAAAATTCACCTTGTGATAATGGTGCTGGATAATTTACAGGTAAAGAACCTGATTCAATACCATTTACTTCGGATGGAGAATATTCAACAGGTAAATCATCGTCAATTTCACCATATACCATATCTTTAGTAATATTATGACCCAATGGATAACTGTTTGGGTTGGACAAGTTATTTTTAGATTTAATTTGAGAAGATACTAATTGTAAATCATCAATAACCCAATCTTTAACATCAGTTTTTTTAGAAAAATAAACAGTAATACCACTAGTTACAGTATTTGAATATAATGATAACATATCATCCGCCCAAACATTATCTGTATATGTTTTAACATTATTTTGTGATGATTCATATGGAATAAAATAAGAAAAAAAACGTTCAATCAAATCACCTGATTCTATATTTTTATTATAATATAAAGTATATTCAGTTGAATTTAATTCATATGTTGCTGTTTCATTTGTATTAATACCATCTTCATCTGAACCCATATCACCATATGCACCGAATACAAAATTAAAAGCTGGATCACTACAACTAATATCAAATTTAAAAATACCTTGAACTGGATAACCATGTTTAATAGTAAAACTTTTACCAAATGCAGTAAAAACTTGTGTAGTAATAATACCATCATCATTATTAATTGGTGATAATTGAGGGAAATAATATTGGTCGGTTATTGGATTAAATAAATAAAAATAACCCCAATCATCAAAAACATCATTACCCCAATCATCCCAGAAACTAGCATTATTACTAATATTATTTGCTTCTAATTTTACTTTAGTTCCGGTTGGTAAATTATAGGTATTATTTATTAAGTTTAATGTATCAAAATTACCTTCACCTACAGCGAAATTTTCAGGAAATACTGTTAAATCATATGTATCACCGACAGCTGCAATTACCTTATTTCTAGCATCAGGTAATCTAAATAAATATGAATTTGTAGAATCAGAACCAAAATTATAGCCAATTTTATTAAATAATCTTTTGTATCTTCTTTTATCAACAAAACGACCATCGCATAATAACCAACCATTAAAATCTGCACTTTTAGTAGAATATTTCATATCACCAATATTATCAGAGTTATTTAAAATACCATCTACATTAATTTCTAAATCAGCTTCTAATGAAACTTGTCCTAATAAATCACCATTTCTTGCAATAGTTACAGCAAATTTTCTACCAAAATTAGCACTACCATTAAATGTTTGTTCAATAGATTCGATCGCAAAATTTGTATGTCTTCTATAAACAACTTTGAAAAAAGTAATTTGAGGATTACCTGTTAAATATATATCTTGAGCACCATAGGCAACTAATTGCATTAAACCACCACCCATTATATTTTATATAATACAATTAGATAAAAATTTGATTTTTTAAATTAATAACTAAATTCTTCTTAAAAAATAATACTTATTAAAATGAGTTTAAAAATTAGTGGTATTAAAAACTTTGTTCAATATAAATTACATGAATATAAAAATCCAGAAATCATTAAAAATAGAATAAATTTAGATAACAATCTAACTTTTAATGATTGGAATATTTCAAATTTGCAATTATTTACATCAACAGTTCCACCGTTTATTAATAACTATGTTGAATTACGTAATTATTTACCAACTGAAGACATACATATTATAATTAAATTAAAAGATGTATTAGATTTGTCTAAAATAAAAATTGTAGGTAATGTCTTATAATACCATATAAACTCATAAATAAACTTAGTAATACTCAAACAACATTTACGAATATTAAAATTGAATTAATACTATCTGAGAAAACACGTAAAAAAATATGTAGTTTCTTTACAAAATTATATCAATTTTATAATGAATTAAATGTTAATACTACATCTCTAGAATAATAATTAAAACTAAAAATTTGATTTTAATTATTATTTTATTTATAAATTATAATAAATATCTGATGTCTGAATTAAATTTATATTCATCTAAATATTATAATATTGATACCAACCAAGTATGTAATAATAAAAAAACTGAGGATATAATTGGTAATAGATTTGATTTTAATAATCATGTATTTAATAATTGGAATATTTCACATATTCACATTCGTAAATATGCCAGAACACCAATACTTCGTAATTATATATTAATATCTAATATTACAGATGATGAACATTTTACATCAAAGATATATTTACCTGATAAGATTGAATTTAATAAAGTTAATTTAGTTGGTAATTTATTAACAATAGAAATTCCAATGGTTAGTCAATTACCAATCGAACAAATCAAAAAGTTATATGATATAAAAAATAAACAATGTTTTAATTATAATAAAGCTACATTTGAGTTTATATTAACTGATGATGCTCGTATTAAAACTGAAAAATTTTTAATAGCATTACCTGATGCATATTTACAACAAGAAACTATTATTAATCAATAACATATATTATCAAATCTTGGTTTTTAATTTTTCAAACATATCTCTTATTTTTTCATTTTCAATATATAATTTATAAATTTCTTTTTTATTAATTTCTTGTCTTTTTTGGATTTCAGATTTAATATTATTTATTGATTGCATTTTGTTTATTATATAATATAAAATAAAAATTTTATTTATTATATGAAATCTATTTTTTTACTAGATTGATTATATTCATAAGTTTTAAAATTTAATAATTTTATTTTTTTACTTTTAAAGAATATTTTAGAATTATCATCTTTTAATACGAACATTACAATAGCAGTTTTATATTTATATTTAAATTCTATTGGAAATCCAACAGTTGTATAACTATAATATATTAATGGAATAGTATGAGTTTGAAAAGATTTTGTATTATTATCCCAATATTCACATAAACATATCCATTCGAATTTATCTAAATTAATTTCATTAGTATTTTCTGATAAATATAAATTAATATTATCATATTTTTCATTTAAATCAATATCCGTAATCATTGGTTTAATTATGTATTTATTAATATCTGGTGTAAATGGTAAATTTAAATTATTTAATTCATACGTGAATTTTGCTAATTTAATACCCGATAAAATACCTTGATTATAAATTTCTGTATGTTTATCAGTATCATCACGCCCACATGATGAATTAATGAATTTATTATTTTCCAAATAATATCCAGACCAATTATGATTAGAATAAATATAATTTCTATATTTTGCAAATATATTAATAAATATAAATCCCATTAATTGACTACATACTCGGTCTGATTCATCATAATTTGTAGAACGATAAATATATGCTTCTCGAATATAATGTGGAATGCGTCTATTAATTGGATAAGATATAAAATCATTATAATGTAAATCCGAATCTAATAAAGTTCTAAGATTATTTTTATTATGATTAAGAATTTCTATCCAAACAGAACGTCTATGTGGTCTATATTTAAAATCATTTGTAAAAAATGCAACTATTGGAAAATATGAGATTGCAGACATATCTGAATCAAATCTATCATCATTAAATTCATTGTATAAATATTCATCTATTTTATAAATAGCGTTTTGTTGAACTATTTTAGGTTTTAAATATTTATAAGATTTTGATGGTATATGCGTTTTACAGTATTCTGGTTTATTGTCTTCCGAATATGCAAATGATGGTATTTCATTACAACCTTCAGATATACATTTATATTCAGAAATGTGAATAAATGAATTAGAAATACGATGTTCCGCACATACTATTGCTGGATAATATCCATGAACAGTATATTCGGCTTGTTTATCACATATACAACAAACTGGATTAGAATTCATTTTATAATTTTTATAATATTAATAAATAATTGTTAATATTATCAATTTTTAACTTAAATATTCGGTATAAATTAATGTGTTACGTTAGTATTAATTATGTAAGATATGTAATTAACCCATATTAATTAATAATTTAATTTAATTTAAGAATCTCGAAATCCAAAAACTATAGGCTCATACATAAACATGCCAAAACGTTATAATTTGTTATAAATTATTATGTTTTTATTATGTTTAATTTAATTATCCTATATTTAAAAATTCATTAACAAATTGATAACTTATTTTTAACTAAGATAACCCTTTGGGTAATGAGCTTACCCATCCATGGTATTACTACCACTTTGTTTTAGATAATTACAATAATTATCTACTTCATATATTTGATTAATATATGGGTGAGATGACAATTACTTATTATTAATAAAGCATTTATTATTAATCATAATAGTTTTACAAGTTAATTTAATAACTAACTCACAATATTATTAATATATGATGTCTTTAAATAAATATATAAAAATAGATAATTAATTTTTAATAAAAAAATATAAATAATTAACAAATTATAACATTTTAAAGTCACGGTTTTTATTTTTAAAAATAGAAATCTATAAAATAAATCTGGCAGTAGTGACTTTTGGGACGTTAGTCCCAGCGGGAATGGGACAAATATCATTTTAGGTAGGAATTACGGATAAAAATCCCACATATCAATAGAGATTGCGGTAAATGTGTCCCGTAGGACTATGACACATGTTTTCCGTATTTTATTTTATGGCGGATAAGTGTCCATATTACGGAAATAAATCTCATAATTGCGGTGAAAAATCCCGTGGATAATTATTTATTTAAAAATATATTTATTAATTATAGAAATGAGTTATAAGTGCGAACGATGTGGATTTGAAACTAATAGAAATGATATATTATTAAGGCATTTAAAAAGAATAAATATATGTAAACCATATTTAAAAGATATATCTGTTACAATTTTATTAGATGAATTAAAAAAACCTAAACAATTAAATGATAATTTTATTTGTAATATTTGTAATTTAGAATTTAATAGTCGTTCTGGTAAATATAGACATCAACAAAAATGTAATTATAAAAATAATGTAATTGATACTAGTAATAATATTATAAATAATAATGTAGATGAAAAAGAAAATGTTTCTGTAAATATATTATTACAAAAAGAAATCGAATTATTAAAAACTCAAATACAACTTAAAGATTCTCAATTATATATAAAAGATTTAGAAAATAAATTAAATAATAATGTGTCATCTATTCAACCAATTATTAAGAATGATACTATTGAATTAAATAAAGATAAAACTATTCAACCAATTATTAATAATGAAACAATTCCTAAAATAAATAATATAACATTATCAATTGATTCAACTAACTCTAAGATTGATAATAATATAAATAGTAATAATAATATAACTAATAATACAACTAATAATAATCATAACAATACTAAAAATATTATAGCTATTAATAATGATTTAACTAATATTAGAGAATATTTAGAATCTAATAATAAAATTTTACCATATTCTAAGTTTGATGTATCATTATTATATGATAATGATGGTTCTGGATTAAAAGATTTAATTGAATGTGATATGGAATATTCATTTAAAAATCATAATGATTTTCTTAATTATGCAATGAAAAAAATTTGTTTTAATTGTCAAACACCTAGAAATATTAATATGTATTATGATGATGACATAAATAAAGTTGTTGTTAAAGTAGCTGATGGAATTACTAGTAATTATAATTTAAATGAAATTTTTAATGATTTTATTAATCAAATTAAAAATATAATAAATAAAGCAAGTAAATATCATTATGAAAAAAATAATATTCAAATATCAGATACAAGCTATATTGATGTTAAATTAAAAAAATATGATAACGAAAATAGTGATAATATAATTTTTTTTCTAGATTTGGTTTGTGAAAATAATTTAAAATTTCGTGATTTATATAAATTTGCATATAATTTAAATAATAAAACAGTTAAAGAAGAAACTAAATTAAAAAGACCAATTGATTTATCATTAGAAGGACCTCTAAATTTCGATGATGTTGACAGATTTGTATTTCATACTTATCATAATAAAGATTTTTATAGAGATACTTTTAATGATACATTATATGAACATTCTACTCGAAAGTTTATTGGACCACGTTCAGAATATGTTCATTTACAAAATGGACGAGATAAATATGGAAACTATTTACCATAAAAACAAATATATTTAATTAATTAATTAAAATAATTATACAATTTGAAATATTATTATTTTAATTACTATAAGCTAAACCACCCATACCACTCATCACTCTTAATACGTTATAATTCATAGCAAATACTCTAAATGAATAATCATAACATGCAGTCGATGAAAGATTTAAATGAGTTGTAGCATATGGATTGATTTTCATATTTAAAACCGCATTATCAATACGTGAAAAATTACATGTTCCACTTGGTTGATGTTCATCTGCATATAATGCAAAATTATACATATAAAATCCACCACCAACACGTTTATTTGAATTATGATAAATTGACATTCCATTCGAAGTAGATTTGGTATATTGGTTTGGTTGAACTGTTCTAAAATATGAACCATCGCGTTCTTTAAATCTATCTACACCATTTAATTGTAATTTAACTGTTTTAACGGTATCTTGATTCAATATAAAATCACTACCTTCTTCCATTGTATTCGCTCCTATTGAGGAATAATCATATAATGAACCTAAGAAATATGCATCATTAAATGATACATCTGTTCTATATGAATAAGTTGGATTATTACGTTGTGCTCTCCATACCATCATTTTACAAGGATGATTGAAATAAAGAGGAATATCCATTATTTGATGTCTATTCGATAATATACCTGTTGTTTGAACTTGTTCAATTAAATATTCATGTGATACTTGGGCGAATCTACGACGTTCATCTGTGTCTAAAAATACGTATTCGCAATAAACTTTCAAATCTTCAATTGACTCAATATAATTATTTTTAGTATATGAACCTGTTGTATAATCAAAATTAGATATTTTAACGACATTTGATGTATAAACACATGCAGTATTAACTACTGATTTACAATTTAATGATATATTTAACTTAACTTCGTGATATTGTAATGCTATAAGTGGTAAATATAACCCAGGATTTCTATTAAACCAAAATTGTAATGGAATATATACTTTTGCTATTTTATCAAATACACCGGTTTGTTGCGATGAAAATATAGATGTATTAATCATTGTAAGAAGTTGTTCATATTTTTCTTTTGTGTATGAAATTTGGGTCCAAATATCGAGCCATTCACCGTAATGTTTATCGATGAGTTGTCCTCCTATTTCAACTTCAACATAATCAATAAGTTGAAAACCCCAACGAATCATATAATCTTTTAACATTGTATTAGCTTTTTCAATATCAGTTTCATCACCTGAATAAATGAATAAACTACCTGCAAAAATAGTTGGTTGCATATTATTATGTGCAATATCTCCACCTGCGGAATTAATAGTGTGATAATGTGTATATTGACTAATAACGTGATTATGACTACCATCTGAATTAATTGTAAGTGCTTGTGGCACAGTCCATACATTTAATTCACCGGTTGAACTATCAATATCAATTACTGTATTTGTGCCATCTGCGACTGCTAAACCATAGTTACCTTGACCACCAGTTGCATTACTACTATGACTATGAGACCCATTTGTACTAGTATTACCACCATGGTTATGTGAATCCTCGGATGTTCTATTATTAGATGGAATTTGTCCATTTACTCCTGTAACTCCGTGATTATGGGCATTTAATTCTGCTAAAGTTAATCCATGTTGTTCTTCACCGGATTCATTACCTAAAGTTCTATTTGTAAATGTATGTGTTATTCTACTAATAAAATTATTACCGAAATTTAATGATATATTATTTATTGATGAATATTGAACTGAATTAGATAATGTAGAAGCGATTCTAAATTGAGTTGAATTAATTTTAATAAAATAATAAGATGTAGATGGATTTAATGGATAGTTTTGGGATACATCTACTCCAGATTGGTCAAATTTAACCTCCATACCAGTAATCCATTTATCGGATAATGGGTTGTTCATTGTAAATAAATTACTACCAGAATCATATTCTAAATAGTCATATATTTGTCCTTGTCCAATCATACCTAATACTTTGCTACGTGCATCCGGTAATCTAAAGTGAGTTGTTCCACTTAGATCTAAACCAAAACTATAACCAATTTTATTGAATAAACGCCAATACTTTCTTTTATCTAATATTCTACCATCACATTTCTTCCAACCTTTAAAATCGCCTGTTTTAGATGACCATTTATAATCACCTATTTGGTCAGAGTCTTCAAATAAATTATTTAAGTTCAATCCTAAATCCGCTTCTAAAGTAATTGCACCTAATAAATCACCATTTCTTGCGATAGTAACAACGAATTTTTTACCGAAATCAGCTTCACCATTGAAGGTTTGTTCGATTGATTCAATTGCATAATTAGTATGTCTTCTATATACGACCTTAAAATAAGTAATTTGAGGATTACCTGTAAGATAAATATCTTGAGCACCATAGGCTACAAGTTGCATTAAACCACCACCCATATTAATTATATAATAATTATAGATTAAAATTTCTGTAATTAATCAATACATAAAAATAATAATAAGTATTTATTAATTAAATGTCAAAACTAGAATTAAATGGAATACAATATTTCAATAAATATTATGATGAACTTAATAATTATATAAATCCGGATATTATTTATAATGCTATAACAATAGGTAATTATAATTTTATTAATTGGAATGTAATTAAACTCGAGTTTTATTTAGAGCCTAATAATTATAAAAGAAATAGTATTAAATTATTTAATTATGATGCGGATGATGAATATCCAGTTGAGTTATATAGTATTAATATTCAATTAAATAATATACTTGACTTATCAAAAATTAATTTAAAAAATAATGAATTAATAATTTTTCTTGATAATAACATAATATTAAAAGAACGTAATTATTTTACAATTACAAATATAAATACAAATAATAAATTAATTTTTCATTTAACTGATAATGCTCGAAAAAAAACTGAAAGATTTTTAATAAAATTAGCTGAAAAATATAGTCAAAATACAAATTAGCATAATACAGATTAAATTATTATTTTTGTAATTTAATTTATATTTTCATTGTTATATTTTTTATTTCTAATTCGTAGAATATCGCACTTATTTAATACGTAAATTTTAGGGTAATTGACCGGACGGAACGCACTTCAGTGCTAACCTGTTTCTCAGGTTCTCTTAATTACTATAAGCTAGTCCAGCCATACCACTCATTATTCTTAATACATTATATGATACTGCATAAATTCTAAAATAATAATTATATGATGTATTCGCATTATTTATAGGAGATGCATATGGATTCATACGTAAATATAATACTGCGTTATCTATACGAGAAAAATTACAACTACCGGATGGTTGATAATCATCTACGTTAATTCCAAAATTATACATATAGAAACCACCACCATATCTTTTATATGAATTATGATAGAAACTTAATCCATTTGAATTATTACTAGTATATTGATTAGGTTGAACAACTCTAAAATAGGTTCCATCACGTTCTTTAAATCTATCTACACTATTTAATTGTAATTTAACAGATTTAATTGTATCGGGATTTAATTTAAAATCAGAATAATCATCTGTAGTATTGCCTCCAATAGCAGAAAAATCATATAAATGACCCAAGAAATATTTACTATTATAATTTGGACCTATTGGATTATCTTGAAATGTTTGGTCTTTTCTCTGAGTTCTCCAAATTAATGTTTTAATTGGATGACTAAAATACAAAGGTATTTCAATAGATTGGTTCAATGTATTTATAATACCTGACGCTTGAACTAATTCAATTAAATACTCATGACTTCCTTGGGCAAATCGACGTCTTTCTTCTACATCTAAAAATATATAATCTGCAAATAT